AGCAAACATCGTAGGGTTTGCAAACTCTTGCGCACGATATGCATCATTGCTGAAACTTGAAATCGTACCAAGTTGCGAGCCCTGACGAATAAAGAAGAAATGCGCAATGCCATATCTGCCATTGGTTCCACCAGCAATACTTGCAACATTGCTCGTCAGTGTGCTACCACCAATCACTGTATTGGTTGTAAAGTTGTACTGCACACCGCTCATGTTGTACGATTCATAGTAAATATCAATGCGTACAATTTCACCATCAGCAATCGTGTTGGCTGGCACTGTGAATGAAACAAGGTTTCTTTGCGTGCTTGTGTTTTCAGCGTCTTGTATTGTCAATGCATATGTTGTGTCGCCAGCTGAAATAGTTGCCCATGTCTGATCACCGCGCAGGTACGTTGTGCTCGATGCAGTGCCACTAGTTGCGAGTCGTGCTGTTGCAAATACACCAGATGCAATGTCAGCAGCAGCCAACGTAACGGCACCAGTTTTGCTAGCAACTGACAACACAGCTGTTTTGTAGGTCTGATCGCCTGCAAGATACGTCGTGCTGTTGGCGGTGCCGCTGCCGAGACGCGCAGTGGCGATCGTTCCTGTAGTGATCGCGCTCGCGTCGAGATTTGAAACTGCGATACCGAGCGTCTCGTTACCGCCGTTGTTATTCTCAGTTAAGGAGATACCCGAGCTCGCTACGAGCTTGCCGTTAAGATATCCCGCGGTCGTGTCGTTCGATGATACCTTCGCGACTTCGTCTGTATTGAGTGAGGTATTGGTGATGATCGGGCTCGCAGGATTCGTCGAGTCGACGCTGATCCCCGTTCCCGCTTGAATAGTGTCAACGGTTCCGCCACCACCACCGCCGCCGAGTAGGTTCTCTATCATGCGTCGTTGTCCTTCTTAGTCTTGAAGGCTTGCCAGTGCGCGGCCGGGTTGTCTGAGATAGCGATGATCTTAATCGTCGTATCCTGGCCGATGTCGATCTTGAACGGCGTGTCCTTCGTAAGCTTGAAACCTACGGTCGTCGTCGGGTTCGTCCCGTCGAACGTAATCATCGCGTCGTGTTGCTGAACTTGCAAGACGAGGAAGTCCGCGCCGTCCGGAGGCGTGATCGTCTGCGCTGTATGGTTGACGAGGGAGATCGTCTGCAGCGTGCCGAGGCGTTGTCCCGTGAATCCTGTAATGGCCATCTTTGTTTCCTTCGTGTGAGGTTCTCAGCTCGGAGGCCGTAGCCCCCGAACTCAGAAACTCTGATTAGCAATACACAACCGCGCCGACGTTCTGATCCGTTGCGTTTGGATCGAAGTCGTTACCGTTGTAAAGAACTGCGATAGCTGATCCGTACGTACCTACCGAGCCGTTGCCCGCAGTTGCGACGAGATCGATATAGCGCTTCTTACCCTGGAGGCTTACGTGGAAAGCGTACATCTTGTTGTCGTCAGTTGCGGACGGAAGCGCCGGGTTACCAGTCGCACCGAATACAGTCGCGCTGATATCAGCTGCGCCGCTCATACCTGAGTCGTCGCTTTGCTGCAGCTTGAGAGCGCCCATCGCAATATCTGTCGCGCCGAGTGAGAAGATAACGGCGAGCTTACCAAAGCCCGCAGTATCGATCGCAGTCGTAGCGAAGTCTGCGTTGTCAACGATAGCCGCAGGTGGCGTCACGTTTACGAACTTAACGTTTTGGAGTGAGTTCATGTTCTGGGTTCCTTATGAGTTTTGAGAAACAAAAGCTACGATAGGACCCGCAACACGTGTCGATGCCGTCGCGCTGTAGTTGCCTACGTCATGTACTGCGATATCGACGTACTCGGCAGCCTTCACATAGATCGTGTCGTTCTGGAAACCGAGCGATGTGTCCGTCTTGATAGACGTGCTCATGCGATCGCCCATCGACGCGGCTTGTGCAAGGTTACCGAAGTAGCCGAAGACCTGCGAGTTCGCGTCTGTGCTTGGCATAACGTCGACGATCTCAACTGGGAAGCCAAGGAAGCGCATGCCGAACGAGCCCGCGATCTCAGCTGCAGTCACGCCGCCCGCACCAAGTGCGAGGCGCTCGCCGCTTGCCGAGAATGCTGTCTTGTTGAAATACCACTTTGCACCTGCGCGCGCGTACGTCGGGAGCTTAGAAGCGCCAGTGATGAAGTCGCTCAGCGTAGCTTCAGAGAAGAGGTTGCCGCTGATAACTTGTGCGCCGCCGAGGTAGCCCTTGTGCGTGTCGTTCGTCCATGTGCCGCCAGCAGCTTCGAGGACTTGGCGGAACTTGTTACCTACGCCTGTGATACCACCGTAGGCCGATGTGCCGTCACCGTTGAAACCGGCTTCGTCTTCCTTCTTTGCGAACTGACGAGCGACCGAGTCTGCGAAACGCTGGCCGAGGTTGACGGTCGCGTTCATGTTGAGTTCTTCGCTGATGACTGCGAGCGCTGTGAGCTTCTTCGCTGTGAGCACTACCGAACCGAACGTCATGTCCGATGCTGTGTACGCTGTAGCTTCCGAACCCCAGTACGCTGTAACATCGTCGTTCGTGCGGAAGATGCGGATCGTCTCAGAACCCATCGGCTCAACGCGAGCGTTGCGACGGAATACGCCGTACTCTTCCTTGAGGTCGATGATGTACGAAGAAGTCTCTTCAGGTACGAAGAGGCCGCCGGTCGCATCTTGGTTTTGCGTGTGCGTCTTGTACTCAACGCCTGTGACGTCTGAATACTTTTGACGTGCGTTCTCGTTCGAGAGACCCGCAACGAAGAGACCAGTTACGTACGACTTGTAGTCAGCTTCGTTCATCTTTGCCTTAGCTGATGACTCGCCGACCTTTACTGTCGATGTTGACGGGAGCTCATTCACTGCCGTCTTTACTTCTGCGATGCGCTTCGCGTTCTTTGCCTTGATAGCCTCGAACGACTTCGCCTCGTTGACTTGATTAGTGAGAGTGTCGATCTCGTTGTTCAGCTCTGTAGCCTTCGCAACATCTTCAGCCGTAGGCTCTGCGATGTTGGTGAGGACTTCCAGCTCTGTTGACTTCACGCGGATCGCGTCAGTCAGCTGTTGGATTGTCATTGGTTGTCCTTTTGACGTGAGTTATGAAGAGCTCGCAGACGTTGCATCTCCATTTGAGCGCGTGCGCTCTTAGGCTTTGCACTGTCAATAAGCTCCTTAATTGATGAGGTCGCATTCTGCAGAGCATCGACGAGAGATGAGAGACGAGCCACGTTTGCCGACGAAAGCGTGCGTCCTTCCTTCTCGCGAATCTGTGCGCGTTCGTTCAACCTCGCGACAAGACGAACGACCTCAGCTCCGACGTCGTCGATATCCTGCGTGAGTCCCTTAGCGCTAACGATTGCAGTTTGCGGGTTTGCTCCGAACAAAACGGGCGACCACTCGAAGAGCGTCCCCTTGACGAGTTCGCGTGCGCCGTCCGGCGCGATGCGGTCTTCCTGCACGGAATACCCGATGCTGAACTCGTCGATAATACCTTCCTTGATATCAGAAAACGCCTCGCGTCCGCGCTGCGTGTTCTGGTTGAACTTAGCCTTTACGTACAATCCGCCGAGACCCTTCAAGCTATCAGGGAGTAGCGGATCGTTCGGATAGAGTTCACGTGCTTCCAACGTCTTCGCGACGGGTGCGTTCCAATCGTGCATCCACACGCCCTTCGGCATCTTGCCTTTTAGCGATTGCTCGAAGAAACCCGGGAGCACGCGGTCGCCCACGCTGTCGACGTTGTTAAATACGGAAACGACCGCTTCGAGGATTCCCTCGTCAGCGTTCACGGCCTTGATATGACAGGAATGAAGCGACTTCGTCAGTTCCATTCGATTACCTTCGTATGAGTTGACGCAACATGGCGAACGCGTTCGGATAGTTTTGCACCATCTATCATCCGCCCTGCGTTGCTCTGTCGTAGTCGATCTTGCGTCGTGCGCGTGTGATGCATCGGCAGTTGACGGCGTTCTTTGCTGAAAGCCCCGGCCCGGCTGGATATTCCGTCTCCTCGCCGCCCACCGTGAAGAGTCCGCTTACAACATTCTCCCACTGTCCATTTGCTCCGGCGTGAGCATCGCGCGCACCCGGGAACGAGATCCACTGTCTCACGATCTTACGATCGGGATCGGACTCGCGGTCGCTCGCCGTCTTCCAGACTGCGCTCTGCGTTTTACCTGTCGTCGCCGTCGCCGTTGTTCTACCGATCGCGTTAGCACGTGCGACGCTAATCTCGTCGAACTTCTTACGCAGCAATGCCGCGATCTCGTCAGCTGACAGGCCGCCGGACTGATTTAGGATATAGCGCACATCGTCGCGGATCGTGCCGATCGAGTCCGCGATCTTTTGACTGGACTCGTCGATACCCTCACGTCGTGCCTTGCCGTACTCGCCGTCCTCAGCGTCAACATCTTTTGCAGCCGCTGCGATCATCTCTTCGACGAGACCTTTGCGGTCGTCCTCAGTCGCAGCTAAGAAACGCGCCGTCCAGTCTTCGACGTCAAACGGGTCGCCCTCCTGTTTCGTCATGACTGCGCCGTGCGCCTTGATACCCCCGAGGATCTCACGTTCGAGCTTACGCACTTCTTTACCATACGACACCGCGATACGCTTCGCCCACTTCTCCGAGATATCATCAACGGCCTTGAAGTACGTCTCGTCGTCTAACTCATCAGATCGAAAGCTCGCGGACGAATCCGCGCCTCCCTTCGTTTGCACGCTCGTATCACGTGAGGCCGTTTGCATATCGTCGTCGTTGTTGTCCGTGTCGTTATCGTCGACTTCGTTAGCGCCCGCCCCCGTAACCGCGTCAAGCCCGAACGTTTCGCGCGCTTCGTTCAACGTCATGACGCCAACTTGGAATGCCTGCAATGCCGTGCTTCGTTGTGACTCTGCCGACGGCTTCAGAGCTTCGACCGTGCTCAGGTCGAAACCTACCTCGACGCCGAAGTCGGGGATCGCGAGTTGCTCGTTAATCTGGTCGGCGATCATATTCCACAGTGGAACGCGTACCATGTCCGTAAAGTCTTTCGACGCCTGCTCCGCATTCGAGTACGTCGACGACATGATACCCGCGTACGTGTAAGCGATAATCGGATGCACGCGGAACACGCCGCAGATCCGCGCCTCGTATTGTGAGAACGTCGACTCCATACCGAGTTCATTGTAATCAAGTGCCAAACGTTCGACGCTCTTCACTCCCCACATATGACCGACCGACCCGCGGCGCTCGCCGCCGTATTTACGCTTGAACGAACGCTCGGCGAGTGACACCTGATCCGGCGACATCTCCTCGTCGTAGATTACCAGCGTCTTAGGCATCGCGTCATTCTTGTGGATGCTGAAGATCGTTCCGCTCGCCTCGTTGTAAGATTCAATCGTCGACGATGCGAGTACAATCGGAGAGCCGCCGGCGTAGCTAATAGCAGGATCCACCCAAAAGCCGCGTATATGAACGACATCATCCTTTGGGATCTCCCACGTGGTCGAACCGTTATTGTAGTGATACGCGCGGATATTGCCGTACTCGTCGAGCACCGGCGCGAAGTTAGCATCGGAGTACGGCTTGAGATCGATCACCGCGCCCGCAGCGTTACGGCGTTTGTGATAGTAGACGTTCCCACCGATACATAGGTACGTCATCGCCGTAGCCATGCTAAGACGCCACGACGAGCCAGCGAAGAGAACTGAGACAGGGTGATCGTAGATGAAGCCCTCACCATCACGAACGGCGAGATACGCCTCCGGCATCGTCAGCGAGTACGCCATCGTGCATCCCTGCGCGACCGGGTTGTCCTTCCACAGTCGGTACGCCTGCGCGAAGTTCGTCACCGGTGTGAAGGAGTGTTTCGTGTAAGCTAACGTCGCGAGTCCCGGCAATTCGCCGCGCTCGGAGAGCTGCAGCTGTTTCTCGTTCGTTCTGAAGATACGGTCGAAGATACCCATGTGATAGTCTGTTAAGTGAAGAGAACGCCCGCGCCTTGATTCTTAACGGCTGCGAGCTCGGCATAGACGAGCGCGTCGACCATATCGTCGTGGTCCGAGATCGGAAACGATAGGAGCTCACGCTCGAAGTGAGGATCTAAGTTTGTCACGTGAGTGACGAGGAGTTGCTCATAGCGTGCGAGGACCGCATGAAAGCGCGTGACCTTGTCGCGGTCCGGCTTAATAGCCTTAACAGGTAACGACGTCTTTCGCAGTAGCTCTTGCACGACCGCGACTTGATATTGCACGGCCTCGATGTTGATCCGCTGCGGCTTCCACTTCGACGCGTACTGTTTCACAGTGTCGACGACTTCGTGAAAGCTGACCTTACCTCGCCACACGTCGACGACGTAACGGCGTCCCGATTCGGGATCGTAACC